GTGTCCAGAGAAAAGTGACCTGATGAAAGGCCGCAAGCCGACTCCGACCCACTTACGCCTGGTCAAGGGCAACGCTGGAAAGCGTCCTTTGCCGAAAGGTGAGGCGAAGCCTGCGCTTGAATTGCCGATGCCGCCTACCGAATTGAACGACGACGCCAAAGTGGAATGGGGCCGGGTATCCGGCGAACTCTACCGCGTCGGGCTTCTGTCCAAGGTCGACCGCGCGGCGCTCGCCGCCTACTGCCAAGCCTACGGGCGATGGATGGAGGCTGAGCGCGCGCTGACGGCAATGAAGTCGAACGCCTTCGGCGGGATGCTTCTGAAGACCGGGAACGGTAGCGTGATGGTCAATCCGCTGCTGAAGGTCGCCGAGCGCGCGATGAACGACATGGTCAAAATCGCGGCAGAATTTGGGATGACTCCTTCCGCGCGAAGCCGCATCGAGGCTGCGCCAAAACTCCAAGAAAATGATCCGCTCGCGAAGTTTTTGGTGTAAGATAGCGGCATGGACTATCTGAGAATCTACGACCGTTTCATCGCGTCGCGAAAAGCCAATCAGACGCCTAGCTGTGCCTACGTCGAAGTCCCCCACATCAAGCCGCGTTCCCTTGGCGGAACTGACGAGCCTGACAACATGATCCGGTTGACGCCGGAGGATCATTTCTTCGCCCACTTGCTTCTGGCGAAGGGCTATCGTCGCCGTGACCTATGGGCGGCGTGCATCGCGCTCGCTGGGTTTCACAATGCGAACGGACGCGTGGTGGAAGTCATCAGGGCGCGGCGTTCCTATGGCTTTATCCGTCGCGCATATTCAGCAGCAAGCCGAGGCGAGGGTGGTCCGAACGCCGACTTGACGGTGAGAACGTACTACCATCTTGACGGCGAGACTTTTACGGGAACGCGGGTCGGTTTCGTTGCCGCGCATGGCGTCTCGGCGTCGATGCTCAATCAAGTTGTGGTCGGCAAAAAGGAATTCGTCGGCGGCTGGTCGTTGACACCGATCAGCCGCGAGGATCGCGATCGGATGAAGTCGGCGCGCAGGTCGGACGCCGGGAAGCAACTTCGCGGGTTCGTCCGCGACAAGACGCTTCGCCATTTCTATCACGTCCCGACCGGAGTTTCCGTGTTCGCGACGCAGACCGGAATGGTCAACCTTGGATATCTGACGCGTAAAAAGGTTTCTGCGTTGGTCGTGGGCTTTGCTCAGGCGTCGGCCGGATGGTGTCTCGCCGAGAACGCCGAGAACGCCGATCTCAGGATCGTTCGAACAAAGTGGCAAGGCAAGGTTCCCGAGGTCTATGGCGCCACGAAGCAAAAAGCCGCTTGATCCTGTTTCTGCTTACGCCGAGCGCGTTCTGTCGGGAAAGGTGATAGCGGGGCCTCATGTCCGCAATGCGTGCAGGCGCCACCTAGACGACAAGGAAAATGGGAAACGAGACCGGGGGATATGGTTTGACGACGCCGCCGCGAAAAAGGCGCTCGATTTCTTCCCCGAGGTTCTGCGGCTCGCGCAAGGCAAGTTTGAGGGAAATCCGTTCAAGCTGGAAGAGTCGCAGGAATTCATAATCGGGAGCCTGTTCGGGTGGAAAAACAGGGATGGCTTCCGTAGGTTCCGCAGGGCGTACATCGAGCAGGCCAAGGGTCAGGGCAAGTCTCCGCTCGCCGCTGGAATCGGCATGTACATGCTGATCGCCGACAAAGAGCCGCAGGCCGAAGTGTACGCCGGCGCGACGATCAAGTCTCAGGCGATGGTCATCTTCAGGGCCGCCGTAATGATGTGGCGGCAGTCACCTTCGCTGAAGGCGCGGTTGACGTCGTCTGGCGCAAATCCGATATGGAACCTCGCCGACACTCAGACGGGAAGCTTCTTCCGCCCGATATCTTCGGACGAAGCGCACTCAGGCCCTATGCCGAGTTGCGCGCTGCTCGACGAAATACACGAGCATCAGAACAAAAACATGGTGGAAATGATGGAGCGCGGCTTCAAGAGCCGGCGCAATCCTCTGCTAGTCATGATTACGAACAGCGGTTCTGACCTCAACTCAGTCTGCTGGGAAGAACACGTCAACGCAATCCGAGCGGCGGCCGGGAATCCGGTCCTCGACGGCAGGCTTGATGAGACGATTGAATATCTCGGCGACCACGACGCCGCAGCAACCTACGACGACACGTTCAGCTTCGTCTGTTCGCTCGACGGAAAGGACGATCCGTTGACGGACCCGGAGTGCTGGGTCAAGGCGAATCCGCTGCTCGGTGTGACGCAGCCGGTCGCCGAACTGGAGCGCGCGGTTCGGCAGGCGAAGGCTATGCCAGGCAAGATGAACAATATCTTGCGGCTGCACTTCTGCATCTGGACGCAATCCGACAAGGCGTGGATGGCGCGCGAGACGCTCGAAGCGGTGCTCGCGGATTTCGATCCGGAAGAATTGGCCGGCGAGAAGGTTTTCGGCGGGATCGATCTTTCGGGCTCGCAAGACATCACGGCGCTTGCGTTCGTGGCGCCGACCGGATTTGTCGACATGCCGACCGAGGATGGCGGCGTAACGCGCAAGCCGACGTTTGATGCGTGGATTGAGGCGTGGACGCCCGGCGATACGCTGGCCGAACGCGCGGGGCGCGACAAGGCGCCCTATGATGTCTGGGCTCGCCAAGGGCACATCAACGCGCCTCCGGGAAAACAGATTAGGCTCGATTTCGTCGCCGCGAGACTAGCGACGGCGGCGAGCGAATATGCGATCGAATGGATCGCTTACGACCGTTACGCCTATGCGAAGCTGGCTGACGAACTGGATTCTGCCGGCGTCGAGATTAAGCAGATCGAACATCCGCAGGGCGGCAAGCGGCGCGCGAAGGCGCCAGACGCCGTGATCGAAGCCGCGGATGCCGATGATCGCGAGCCTTCGCAAGGGCTTTGGATGCCCGGTTCGCTCTCGATGCTGGAATCTCTGATCCTTGAGAAGCGGATCAGGATAAAAACCAATCCCGTCATCATCTCGGCGTGCATGTCGGCGGCGATCGAAGAGGATGCTTTCGGCAACAGGTGGTTTTCAAAGCGCAAGGCGACAAACCGAATTGACGCCATCGTGGCGCTGGCGATGGCTGTCGGCGTCGCGACAGCGGAATGGGACTCGTATGGCACCGGGTCAGTTTATTCCGCCGACCGGGGACTTACCGTCTTCGGCTGAACGCCGAGGAGGCGATATGGGTTTCTGGTCTCGCCTGTTCGGCGCGCGCAAAAAGGACTTCGGCGACGGCGGTTGGGGTCCGAGCCCGTTCTCCGCGCACGCCGTGTCTGGCGTCGACGTCAACCAGGCGACCGCGCTCACCGCGACGACAGTGTTGGCGGCCGTCCTCATGCTATGCGAGGACTTCGCCAAGCTGACGCCGACGATCTATCGCCGAATGCCGGACGGATCGCGGGTCGTCGCCAACGATCACGAGCTTTATCCGCTGCTATACCAGCCGAACGATTGGCAGAATTGGTTCGAGTTCGCCGAGATGATGCAGGCCTCTCTCGTAATGAGAGGCAACGCCTACGCCGTCAAAGTCCGCAACTCGCGCGGTGTTGTCGTCAAGCTGATCCCTGTAAACGCCGATTGGGTGGCGCTCTGGGAGGCGCCCGACGGCGGCCTCTACTATCGCATCACCGCGACCGGACTGCATATGCTCGCCGAACTTCGCGGGCAGCCGTTCCTTATTCCCGATGAGGACATTCTCCACGTTCGCGGGTTCAGCCTTAACGGGCTGCTAGGATCGAGCCGCATTGTGCTGGGCAAGGAGGCCATTGGCCTCGCGCTTGGTTATGAGCGCCAAGCGGCCAACTATATGAGCCAGGGCGCGAACACGAGCGGCCTACTCACTACCGATTCCAAGCTGACGCCCGAAGCGGCGAAGCGAATGTCAGACGACTGGAAAGAGAAAAAGGGCGGCATCCAAAACGCAGGTAAGATCGTCGTTCTTGAGCAGGGCTTGAAGTATCAGGCTACCACGCTCAGCGCGGTTGACGCGCAATTTATCGCCGCCCGCAATCTGCAAATTCAGGAAGTCACCCGAATATTTCGCATCCCCGCGCATATGCTCGGCGATCTGGCGCGTTCGACGAACAACAATATTACCCAGCTCGCGCAGGAATACATCAATTATACCATGAGCGGCTATACGAGCCGTTGGTCGTGGAAACTCGACACCGCGTTTGGCCTTCGCGCGCAGAACTTGTTCATCGATTTCGATCTCGGCCAGCTTTCGCGCGGCGACATCTCAACGCGCTACAACAATTATGCGCGCGGCATCATGGGCGGCTTCCTCAAGCCGAATGAAGCCCGCCTCGACGACGGCCGCGATCCCGATCCTGCCGGCGACAAGCTGCTTGAACCCGCGAACATGAGCGCGATGGGCTCTCAATCGACAGGAACCGGCGCGGACGGCGGCGGACGACCCGAGGACGGCGATGCGTCCGGTGACGTCAAGCCGCCAAGCGCCTCGCCCGAAAAGAATTAGAGGATTTTCGATGCCCAAGACCGTGATCGACATCGGCAAATTTCGCGAAGTAATGACCGGCGCGCGGCCTCCCAAGGCGGCGCCAGCGGTTCGCTTCACCACTACCGGCGATGCGGTCGCGACGTCGGATTCGCGCACGTTCACCTTCGTTTTCTCGGACGAGACGGTCGATCGTTACGGCGACATCATCCTCGCGCACGGCTGGGATTTGAAGAACTTCAACGCCAACCCGATCGCGCTGTTCGGCCACGACGCATCAAGCGTCGACAACATTATGGGCCGCGCGAAGAACGTTCGCGTCGAGGGCTCGCGCCTAGTCGGCGATATAGAATTTGCCGGCGCCGACGCCAACCCGAAGGCTGAGGTCGTCCGGCGTCTCGTCGAGGGTGGATTCCTGAAAACAGTCAGTGTCGGCTTTGCGCCGATTGAGTGGGCGCAAGCAAAAGACAAGTCGCGGCCTGGCGGCGTCGACTTCACGAAGTCGGAGCTTCTCGAAATCTCCATCGTGCCGATCCCGGCCAACCCGAACGCGCTCGTGCAGGCGAAGGCCGCGGGCATCGACGTCGATCGGCTCGCGCCGCTAGAAAGCGCGCCCGAGGCTGTTTTGCCGGTTGCCGAACGTTCAGCGCCGCCCATGACCAAGAAGGGCCTCTATTCCGTCAGTTATCTCGCCTCGATCCTTTCCGACCTCGGCTATCTCAGCGACACCGTCAACTATGAGGCCGCCTATGAGGAGGACGGCTCGCCCGTTCCCGCGGCGCTTCTGGATGCGATCAAGGCGCTCGGCCAAGTGCTCGTCGATATGACGATCGAGGAGGTCTCGGAGCTTGTCGGCGGCGATGACGATGACGACCTCGGCGTTGTGATCGGCATGTCGCTAAAGGATTCGCGACTGGCGCTCGCGCGCTCGATCGTCAAGTTGAGCGCCGACAAGATAGTAGGCCTCGCCACGGTCGCGCGCGATCTTGCCGCTGGCCGTGTCGTGCATGTCAAGACAGCCGAGAAGGCGGCGTTCGCGCCCCTGGTTCGCGCCGGCAAGGCGATCAGCGCCAAGAACGAAAAGCACCTCAAGGCTGCCCATGAACACATCATGGCCGTGCTTGAGCCGCCAGACGATGAGGACCCGGAAACGGGCTCGGGAGAAAATGATCCGAGCGACGACGCATCCGACGACGAAGAAAAGGCGATGCGCGCCCGCAAGGCCGCCGCGTTGAAGCGGAAGCACTCGCTCGCCAACTGAATTCCGGCCTCTCCGGATAGCCCTTTCGTATTTGAGACCCTGGGCAAGTCTCAACCCGCGAACGTCGGACGACGTGCGCATCCCCGGCCCGCTGTGAAGCGGCCCATTGATGGAGCCTCTAAACATGGAAAAGCTCGCTGAGCTGCGCCGTAAACTCGGCGCGCTGACTGATGAACTTGGTTCGCTCGTTTCGGACGCGAAGGCGTTTGAAGCCAAGGAGACCGAAATTACCGAAATTGAAGGCCAAATCGAACGCGCCAAGGCCGCGCAAACTCGCTCGGCCGCGCTCGCGCGTCCCGCCAATGGCGAAGGCGCCTCCGAGCTTACGTCCGCCCAATTCGAGGCCGCCGCCGCGCAGTCGTCCAATTCCATGCGCAGCATGGTCAGTCAGCTTCGGGCCGGCAAATCGAACGACGGCCGCCCGGCCGAATTCGCCGACGCGATCAACATCGCCCGCAAGTCAACCGGATTCAGCTTCGACAAGGCCAAGCACTTCGGCGCCTTCGGCGACCAGTTGAAAGCCATCGCCAATTATTATCTGTCGAAGGGCGTCTCCCACGACAACCGCCTCGTCCGCGCCCCCACGGGCGCTGGCGAAGTCGATCCCACGGGCGGTGGTTTCTTGGTGCAGACCGACTTCCAGGACGCGATTTTCATGATCGCGCACGACATGGGCAAGCTATTGCCTCGGGTGAACAAAATCCCGATCAGCGCCAACGCCAACGGCCTGAAAATCAACGCGGTCGACGAAACCAGCCGCGCCACCGGGTCTCGTTGGGGCGGCGTGCAGTCCTACTGGGTGAACGAGGGCGACACGGTCAGCAAGACTAAGCCGAAGTTCCGTCGCGTGGAGTTCGACCTGCATAAGCTGTTCTCGCTGATGTATATCACCGACGAGCTTCTACAGGATTCGACGGCGCTGACCTCGATCATGGGTCAAGCGTTCTCGGAAGAAATTATGTTCATGACCGAGGATGCGATCTTCGAAGGCAGCGGCGCGGGCTTGCCGCTCGGCATCATGAACTCCCCGGCCTTGATTCAGGTCGCCAAGCAGCAGGGTCAGGCGACCCAGACTATTGTCAAAGAGAACATCGACGCGATGTGGTCGCGCTGCTATGGCCGCTCGCGCGACAACGCGGTATGGCTCGTCAACCAACTCGTTGAGCCGCAGCTAAATCAGCTCAATCAGGCGGTCGGCACTGGCGGCCAGCTCGTCTATTTGCCGCCCGGCGGCACCTCGGCGGCGCCCTACGCGACGCTGTATGGCAAGCCGATTCTGACAACGGAATATTCCAACGCCGTCGGCACCCCTGGCGACATCATGCTCGCCGACCTCAGCCAGTACACGCTGGTCGACAAGGGCGGCGTGCAGGCGGCGACCTCGATGCATATCGCCTTCCTGACCGACGAAATGGTTTTCCGCATCACCTATCGCGTCGACGGTAAGCCGATGTGGTATGCGCCGCTTACCCCGTTCAAGGGCGGCGCGTCCCTCTCGCCCTTCGTCGCTCTCGCCACGCGCTGACGCCGCCAAGCGCCGGGGCTTAGGCCCCGGTCGCCCTCGCCGCCAATCCTCAGTCCCGAAAGGTCATCGAAATGGCTTCCCAGCTTCAAATGGCGGCTCAGTTTCCGCCCGTCACCATCCTGCCGATCGCCGCCGACGCCGCCGGCCGAACCGGCGTTTACGCCAACCTCCGCAATGCGCTCAAGGCTTGGCTCGTCGTCGAGGTCAACCAGGGCAACGCCGCCACGGTTGCTCTCACGCTATTGCAGGCGACCACTGTCGGCGGCGCAGGGTCGAAGGCGATCTCCAACGCCGTGCCGGTATGGCTCAATAATGCGACCGCCACGTCCGACGCCCTCGTCGCGCAGGCCGCCGCGCTCGGCTATACGACCGATGCGACCTTGGCCGACAAGCTCGTGATCTTCGAAATTATCCCCGAGGATACGCTCGATCAGGTCAACGGCTTCAATCACGTAAGCGTTTCGACCGGCGCGTCTAATGCGGCCAACATCACCGGAGCGCGCTTGCATATCTACGGCAGCTATCAGGGCGCCACGGTTCCGACCACGATCGCCTGATTTCGCTTTTCTCCCCGCCTTCCTTGGCGGGGAGTTTCGCACGCGTGGCCTGAGCCGCTCGCGCCAAGCTCCCCGGCCTCTATTTTTGGAGACAGCCCATGTTTATCACCAAAGGCGAAATGCGCTCCGGCGTCGCCTACGAATTCGACATCAACACGCTCGAGACCACGGTGTCCGGTGCTCCGTTCCAGTTCGGCGACGACTTTGTCGGCGCCGGCCATACGGCGGGCGTTCCCGCGGCTGGTTCCCCGGCAGCGGGCTATCCGTGGGTTAAGAAAATCGTCGGCTCGCCGACCGGCGTCGCCTTGGCGTCCAACCTAGCCGGCGGCGTCATGCAGTGCGCGCTCGCGGCAACCTCCGAGGCCGAGGAAGCCTCGCTCTATTTCAACGACTCGCTCGTCTTCAACACGCTATCGATCGGTCAGATCGAATGGCGCTCCCAACTCGCGGTTATCCCAACCGGCGTCGCTCAGGCATTCCTTGGCGTCGGCTCCGCGTGGGTCGGAGGGACGTTGAACCTCGCCCGTTACATGGGATTCATCTGGAACTCAAGCGGCGCGCTCTTTATCACGACCAAAGACGCCAATGGCGACACCTACTCTTTCGCCGCGGCCCAGATCGGCGGAGCCGCTATCACGACGGATGCGACCCTCTATCACGTATACCGCATCGATTGGTCGAACGCCGCCGACGTTGCGTTCTTCGTCGACGGCAACCGCGTCAACGCGGTTGGCTCGGTGATATGGAATCCATCGAGCGCCGCCAACGGGGTGCTGCAACCGTGGCACACGGTTTACAAGGCGAGCGGCGTCGGCGTCGCGACCCTCAACATCGACAAGATCGACGAATTCAATAATCGCTGAAGCCTGAACCCTTCTCCCGCGTCGCGGGAGGGGTGGCGCGAAGCACATTGCGCCTGCAGGCGCGCATGCAAGGAATCCCGCCATGCCCGCGCAGATGGGTCTTACCAACATCACCGCGATCATCGCCGCCTCGGGCAGTCTCAGCTCCGAGGTCGATCTTGGCGCGACCTATCTCGTCGGACTATACGTGCCGTCAGGCTGGACCAGCGCGAACATCACGTTCCAAGTCTCGCCCGACGGCGTCAACTTTGGGAACTTTTTCTCGTACCTCGGAGCCGAGGTGGCCTTTGTCGCCGTGCCGGGTCAGTATCTTGGCGTCGACCCGACGCTGTTCAAAGGCGCGCGCGCGATTAAGGTGCGCTCGGGAACCTCCGGTTCGCCCGTGACCCAAAGCTCGCAAGCCAATATTCAGTTGGTCTGCTCGCTCTAATGCGGCCTCCCGTCACGATATCAAGCATCATTACGGCCGCCACGAGCTACAACCTCGTCGATCTCGCCGATGTGAAGACGTTGCTTGGGATCACGGGAACGGTGTCCGATCCGTTGCTCAACCTGTTCATTCCGCAGGCGAGCCAGACCGCGCAGACATTCACCAACAATCCGTTCGTCGTCGAGACGATTCAGGATCAGTTCTTCGCGCAATCCGACGGGCCGCCATGGACGGTGCGCGATCGTCGCGCGCCGCTGCAACTGTCGCGCTGGCCGATCGTATCGGTTATTAGCCTCGTGGAAACCATTTCGGGCGTCGCGACGACGCTGACGCTAGGGACTGACTTTCTCCTAGACGCCGCCAACGGCCAACTGACCCGGTTGGATACCTACGCGCCGCTGACGTCGGCGCCTCCTCAGCCCTGCTACTGGCGCGCGAATCCGATTGTCGCCCAATACGAGGCTGGTTATGCGACCATTCCCGGCGACGTTTTCGACGCCGTGGCCACGCTAATCAAGATGATGTTCTACGCTCAGACGCGCGACCCTCTCATCCGCTCGCAGAACGTCGCCGGCGTCTACGAGGCGTCTTACGTCATGGGCACGGGACCGGGAGGGCCTGGCGATCTTCCCGATTATGTGGCGACGAAACTTGCCCGTTATCGCGTTCCGGTGATCGGCTGATGGTAGACCCCGCCGCCCAGGCTTTCGCCGCGCAAGGTGTTTACCGCGCTGGCGTCGCGGTGACGTTCCTGCGCACCGAGGGCGTCTCGCCCAACGTAATCACGACATCGGCCGCCGTCACGGCGATCCTGCGAGGCGTTCTGGCCGACCCGACCGAGGAGGCGCATACCGGCTACTCCGGGTCGCAGGTGGGCGCGATCACGCAGGACGATCGCCAGTGTATCGTCGTGGCGGCCGATTTGTGCAACGCCGGATTTCCGCTGCCCGTCGCCAAGGGCGACAAGATCGTCGAGACGACTAGCGGCGAGAAGTTCACCATCACCCGCGTGGACGCCTATAAGCGCGCGCTATCAGGCACGATCGAAATCGTCTGTGTGGGTGTAGCGTGAAATTTTACGTCCGCGTCAATGATAGCGCGGTAGCGGCGCGGTTCGCGCGGATCGGCCCTGGCGTCCGCCAAGGGCTTATCGACGCACTTACGCCGCAGGCCGACGCCATCGCCGCCGATGTCCGATCGATATGGTCGGCCAGAAGCAAATATATGGGAGCGGACCCTGGCGCGCTCGTCGACAATATTCAGTCCGGAGTTTCGACCAAGAACCCGGACCGCGTTACCGGTTACGTCCGGTCCGACAAGCCGGGCGTCTTTTTCGGTGGCCGGCTCGTCCCGCTCGCGCAATTGCTAGAATACGGCGCGAACGTCCCGGCGCATCAAATCCTCGCTGTGCTTGGCAAGGCACTGCACTTCACCGGCTCGGCCGGCGAGACGTTCGCCAAATCCGTTCAATCTCCCGGCGCGACGATCCCCGCCTATCCCGCTATCCACCCGGCTTTCGACGCGCACCGCGCCGATATCCGCGACGCGATCGAAGGCGTCGCACGCAAGGCTGGGGAACTGTAGGACACTATGACCGTCGCTCGTGAAACCGTACTCAACGCGCTGCTGGCCTACTTGGGAACGGCCGGCGCGTTCGCGACGCAGTCCAGGCGTCTGATCCCTCCCGAGAAGATCACGCCAGCCATGTCGCCCGCGCTGTTCCTGTTTCAGGAAAGCGAGATGCACGATAGCGCGATTCCCAATCTGCCAGCGATCGGCCGGTTTCATGTGCTCGCCGCTCTCTACAATAACGCCGGGACCGATGAAAACGTCATCCCGGAAACCGCGCTCAATGTCGCGCTCGACGGGATCGACGCCGCGTTCAAGATCTCCGACGCCAACGATGGATTCGTCACGCTCGGCGGCGTCGTCTATTCGATCCGCCGCAACGGCGAGTCGAAGTTTCTCAGCGGCGCGCTGACCGGCTGCGCCGGATGCATCGTCCCGATTCAGATCATCGCGCCGTAAAGCGACGCGGTGTTGTCGTCGGTCATGTCCGACCTTTGTTGACCTGTAGCGATCTGTAACCATCGAAAGGAAACCCTATGTCTGGACTGAGCGACTACGCGGCCCAAGCGCTGCTCAATTGGGAAACCGGCCTCGCGGGCATGCCTGCTGTGACGAACCGTTATCTCGCGCTGTTCACAACCGCGCCGACGGCCGACGCCGGCACCGGCGGCACCGAAGTTACAGGGGGCTCTTACGCGCGTGTCCAAATTGCCGGTCAGGGGACCACGAACGCCTCGACATCGACCAGCTCGGCGACGTTGAGCTTTGCATCGACGCCGGCGTGGATCGTTCCCGGCATGTCGGTTAAGGACGTCACTTCACCCACGGCGATCACCGGCGGTCAGACCGTTCTTAGCGTCACCGGCACGACGGTCGTTATGTCCGCCAACGCTAACGCTTCCGTAGGTTCCGGCGATACGCTTCAGTTCTCAATGTGGCCGGCGTCGTCCGCCTCGTCAGGTTCCGAGCCCGCGACCGTTCCTGCGACCGTCACCAACGGCGGCGTGATCACTTTCCCTGCCGCGACGGCCAACTGGGGAACGGTCGTCGCCTATGGCGTCTACGACGCCTTGACCGGGGGAAACCTGATCAACTGGGATTATCTCGGCAACTATAAGTGGCAGCCGTTCACGTGCTCCAATGCCTCGCCCGGCGTGCTTACGTGCCCGGCCAGCAACCTCACCAACGGCACATCGTTGGTTGTTACGACCAAATTTGGCGGGACGTTGCCGTCGACCGGCGGCTCGTGGGCGGGCATTCTGACCTCGGCCAACGGCGCGACGGATTCGTTCACGGCGGGCGTCAACACGACCTCGACGGGCGATGGCTCTTTCCGGCAAGTTTTACAACAGTCGATTCCGTCGGGCGTCACGGCCTCTTTCGCGTCGACCACGTTCACGTTGACCTCGGCCTGAGGACTTAGCCTATGACCGCGTCGGCCCTCGTCAACCGGGCGAAAATGACGGTTTCGGGAACTCCCGGAACCGGCACGATCACGCTCGGATCGGCTGCGACTGGCGCGCAGTCCTTTGCGTCCGCGGGCGTCGCCAATTCGGCCCTTGTGTCCTACATCATAGAGGACGGGGCTAATTGGGAAGTGGGTCAGGGAACCTACACGACGTCGGGAACGACGCTGAGCCGCGGCGCCATCGCATCAAGCAGCGGCGGATCGGCCATCTCCGCGTCGACAAACGCTCTTGTCTCCGCGACCGCGCTTGCGGCGGACATCGTGACGCCGGCGACTCTCAATGCGCTGATCGCGTCCTATTTGACCGGACTGTCAACATCCCTCCCCGGCTCATCTGGGCAACTGTGGAATAACGCCGGTGTCATTGCGATTTCCTAAGCTCACGTTTCTTTCGACGGTCGCGATTGTCGCCGCCGTCGCGGCGGCGCTCGCCGCCGGAACCTACGGCTCGCCCATTCTGGCGAACCTTTATCTGCTTGGTTCGTCGACGGGCACGACAAAGATGACGAGCGCCAACGCGAGCGCGACCAATTACACCGTCACGATTCCGGCCGCCACCGACACACTGGCGCTGCTTGGGCTCGCCGATCAAACGCAGGCAGGCGGCGCTAATTTGACGGCCTACGCCGCCGGCTCAAGCAGCTTCACAGTCGATTGCGGAAAGAACCCCGGTCAATATGTCGCCAACACGGGGGCTATAACGGTCACGGCTCCCACAAGCGATGGCGTGTGCGACGTCCAGTTGGAGAACGGAACCGGCGCGGGCGCTGTGACGTTCTCGGGGTTCACCGAGGGCTCCAATACGGGCGATGCGCTTGACACGACGAGCGGGCACAAGTTTCTCGTCGGAATCACACGCATTCACGGAACTTCGCATTATCTCGTGAGTGCATTCCAATGAAAAACTGGCTGAAATCTCTTATCTTCGCCGCGTTGCTGACCTTCGCTACAGAGGCAGCAAAGGGACAAGTCTACACCGCAAACAACAGCAACAATACCGTCTCGAAGATTACTTCAGCGGGTGTGTTAACGGCTGCTTGGGCAACGCTGACTTCTGGTGCAGGGCCTTATGGCATCGCCGTTGACG